TTGGCGCTGCCCTTCATCATCTCGAGCGGCACTGCGGGTTCGTCTCGTCCAACGACGGGCAGAACGCGCACGTAGCCGACGGCCTCGGCGAGATTGATCGCCTCCGTCGGATGCGTCTGGCCGCCCGTGAACAGGAAGTTGAGAAGGAAGTTCGGACCGCCCCCAATCAGTCTTACGTTTTTGATGAGCGATTGGGGTGTAAACCCATCAACGCTTGTGATCCCCATGACTTTGCTCCTTTCTGTTTAGGCGTCACCCGCCGACTGCGCGAAGATGCCGTTCTCCAACAGGCCGGCCACGATGTCAACGTCGGCCTGCGCGACAGCGTCAAGCGCGTCCAGATTTACGCGGCCCGCGACGATACATGTGGCTGTCGTGGCTGCCGTGAGGACTACGCCGGCCGCGCTGTGCAGGATACGGTCGGCGAAGATTGCGAGGATGTTCCCGGCGCTAAACGCCGAGAAGTCCTCCCAGTTGTGGTTGGTAGTGTTATACTTCAACACCTGGCCAATCGTCGGCGTGGCCCCCAACGCTACGGGTAGCGCTTTGGTTTCGACCGGACCCGCCTCGAGGTTGTAGAGCGTCTCGGTCGCAACGCTCGTGGTTCCCAGCGATGTGCTCATTTCGAGCCCCCTTTCTCCACGCCCTGGTTACGGCGAGATTCGGCCAAGAGATTGTCTTGTGCCTTCGCGTCGACATTCATAGCCGGCGTGTCTTTTTGGTAAGGCGCAATGTTTAGCGCCTGGTCGCGCGCGGCCATCGCATTGATGACCAGGGTGCGCGCTTCATTCAGCGCCGTCCCCTTTTCGAGCAAGTCGGCGGTGAAATTGGCGGCCATGCGCGTCTGCGCGCACAGGGCCCTGATCGCGTTACAGCGGTCGCGTTCCTCCACCGTCGCGTCATGTGCGGCTTGTTTTGCGATGGCCGCAACGTCAGCCGCTACGGCCCCGGATTTCTCCGGGGTTCCCGCCACCATTGCCTGTTCCGGCTCGGGGGGCGGCGCCGTGCCCATCTTGGCGTCGTAATCACGGACCTGCGCGATGACGGCAGTGGCGATCTTGCGCCGCTCGTCATCCTCGACGGCCTCGGGTCGCCCCGCCAACACTTGGGCAACGTCATCCTCGAACTTTGCCATTGCCTTGTTCCTTTCCGGCGGGGCTGTCCCGCCAATGGTACTAAATATCGATGCGGATCGCGCGGCCTCGATCCGGCGCGCCAGTTCGTTCAGCGCGTCGCCGCGTTCACCGATTGCATCCGTAAGCCGGGCGTTCAGCGCGCTTTCCCCAAGGAAAATACGGCCGTCCGCCATGTCCGCCAGGACTTTCTCTTTCGCCGCGCCCCGGTTGCGCGCTACCGTTTCGATGAACAGCGCATACGCCTCGTCGAGCCGCGCCTGGATGTATTCGCGCCCGTCCTCGTCCATCGGCACGTCCGGGGAGCCAACGGCCTTGTATTTCCCCGCTGTGAAAATCGTTGTTTTGATCCCGCGCTTGGCATCGGCATCCGTCATGTCCCTGTGCGCCCAGACAATCCCGATTGACCCGACTTCGGCGGTCTTGTTGGCAATGATATGGCTGGACGCCGAGCTGATCCAGTAGCCCATACTGGCGCTCAGGCCGTCCACAAATGCGACGATGGGCCTTTGTCCGCGCGCCTCGTAAATCATTTCCGCGAACGTATACCCGCCGTCGAGAGTCCCGCCCGGGCTGTCTACGTCGAGCAGAATCCCCTTGACGGCACGATCTTCCAGGGCTTCTTTCAAAGCGGCCTGCAAGACATCCGTCGATGTCCCGCCGCTGATCGCGGTGAAGAGGTTCATTCGCTTGCTCGTCACGCCGCGAACGGGAATCACCCGAATCCCGCGATCGACATCATAGGGTCGCGCCGAGCCTCCTGGCTCATAACTGTCCAGGCCCGCGTCCAGTTGGCCATCGAGACGGGCCGCGAGGGCCTCTATGATAGCCTCCATCTTCGACGGCATGATCGCCCAGGGCTGGTCAAAGAGCGCCGCCTCAATGCGTGGATATTTACCCAATGCCGCGGCCTTTCGATGGGATTTGCTGTATCGTCGCGGCCATCTTCTTTTCCGCCACCTTCGTGTCGAGGCCGCGTTCCCGGATGTATTCCTCTTCTTCCGCCAGCTCGTCCATGACCTCATAGAAATCCAGCTCCCGTTCGGCCAAGAGCCGGCGGCGAGAGTTTAGTTTGTTATCGATAACGATCTTTTCGGCGGCCGCCTCTTTCGTCGGCTCGATGTAGCCGGGCCGCGGATGCTGGACGTAATGCGCCGTCAGATCGACTGCGTCCCTCGGCGCTTCCATAAGCCCGTGAATGACAAAGACGTGATCGATCACATCGCGCCAGATCGGGTCGATTTGCTCGTCGCATTCGTCCGACCAGTCCTTGTACGAGAAGCTGCTTTCGGCATACGCGGCCTTCATCGCGGAGTAACTGGCGTTCGAGTAATCGCCGGCGAACTCCTCGTAAGACTGGCCGCAGGCGACGGCCTGCGCGCGCAGATACACGCGCATGAAATCTTCCATTTGGCCGCCAGGCCGGTTGGGATTGGCGAACTCCATCGAGACGCCCGCGGGAAGATCGGAAATCGTCCCGGCGTGGATGTCCTCGTAATACTCCTCACGGCCGGCCTCGTTAGTTATCGTCTCGCTCGGTGGCGGCAAATTCTCGGGGTTCTCGTATTTCCTGAAGCCTGCAAAGGAGTTGGCAATCCATTCGGCCTGGATCTTCGTCTTCGCGAATTCCTCAACGTCGGCGAATGAGAGTAAAAGCTTGGCCAGAAATGGGATTCCTCGAACCTGATCCGGCCGGTCAGGCTTGAACCAATGAATGACGCGCTCGGCCGGGATTGCCTCGGTGTCATGGGGCGCGTCCCAAACGTTCCCGCCGTCCTTGTAAATGTGATATGCGACGGGGCGGCCTGCCTTTGTAACTTCGATCCCCTGGACGACTTTATCCCCACCCATTTTCGGCTGTATTTGTTCGTAGCTTTGGGTTTCGGCAAGCCGGTCAACGTCTACCAGTTGCCATTCCCGCGAGATCGCCCGGCGCTCGTCGCTGCTGGTACTGGCAATCAGCAAGCCGCCGCCGTCAATCAATCGCGTGCGCAAAGCCAGCTCCATCGTGCGCTTGAATGATTGACCGTTGGCCGCGAACCCGCTCCACGGTTTGAGGGGATTGCGGCGCCATGCGTCATTGATGATTGTTTCCAGCCGCTCATTCTCATCTCTCAAATAGTCGCCTTGCCGGTTGCGCATACGTGACTGAATTCTCAGGCCACCCGAGACTACGCGGCGAACGATGCGGTCGATCACACCGGCCGCTTGGGGGTAGTTCTTGTAAACAAAGCGGCAGCGGGCGCGCAGGCGGGCCAAATCGGTTGAGGTGACTTCTTCGTGCGGCCGCTGGCAAACGCTGTAAAGTCCGCGCGTTTCCCGCGTCTGCCGCGATGCGCGATAGTACGCCCCCAGCCGGAATGGTTCGCCGTGTTGGTTCAAGATCATCTTAGGCGCTCGGCCTCCGCCCGCGAAGTAATCGTACCCCGCCATCCTTGAGCGCCGCCAAAAGGCCGGCATAGTATCTGCGGCCGCGCTCGAAGTCGTCCCAGTTTCGATAACGGATTCGCTCGCCGTTTATTGACATGTCAACCGCCCCGGTCGCCGCCATTGTGGCCGCGGCATCGTCAAACGAATCCAAAATCGCTTGGTAAAATGCTGCATCTTTGGCCATTTGGTCACGCTCGCAGTGCGAGGCGTAGCAGGTAGGGCCACCCGGGCGCAAGATGGCTGTTATTGAAATTCAATAACAAACATCTTGACTATGTGACAACCCGTTTTAGTGCCGCCGATATAATTTGGTGATTTTGTGAACGGTCTTGCCTGTTGAACGGCGTCCGCGCCGCCCATGACAGGATGGACATTCCCAATACTGGATGCGCAAATCACCGTAGGGTTTTGTTTGGGAGATGCGCATCCGGGTAGCGCAATAGCCGCAATACAAGACAGGCTCCTGGCGCTCAACCGGCTCGACCTGTGCCGTTTTTTCTGCGTTCAATCCCACTGTCAATGTCTCCGATAGCCGGAGAACCCCTGACCTGTTCTCCCGGTCTCTGCGGGCGCGCCGGCGCCGGCGCGCCCGCCTTGGTCGACGTCAGGCCCCGGTAGCGCGCAATCGCTCGCGCGATGACATAACAGTCGAGCCAGTGGTTTGCGGCGCCAACGGTCTTGGTTTCCCAAACCTCGACCTTCGCGCCCCCGCCGCCCCGTCGCTCGACCTTGCGCTCGCTGGTCAAATGCTTGATGAGTTCGGTGTGCTGGCCGCGAAAGAGATGCAGGCGCGCCGGCCGCTCAGGCGCCTGTTCTTTTTCGTCCTCGTCTTCGCCGTCGTCTTTTTGCGGCCGCAGCGCGCGCAGCTCACGGGCCAATTCGTCTTTGAAGATGCCGACATTAATGTGAAGCCGTTTCATCTGGTACTTGGGCTTGCCCGCGCTCTTCTGCTCGATGGCGCTCGGGCGGACCGGGGCGCTCGACGATACCTTGTCATCGCCTTTCGTCGCCATCGCACCCGGATAAAAAGGCTTACAATACTCGTACACCTCCAGGTCGCGTTCGCCCCATCCGCAATCCACACCGGTCCAAGGCGCCACTGGCTGTTTGGTCTCTGTCTCCCACCGCCGCTGAATCGTCTGCGCCTTCAACGCCGCCTCGGTGAACTCCTGGCCGTAATCCACAATCCATGCGTGCAGTCCCGGCGTCCAGGCCAGGGCGAGCCAGTAAAGGCCCTTTCGCGCGCCATGCCAGTCGACGCCGATTATCAGTATGAC